GCATTTGGACCTGGGGTGTTACCTTGAAGTAATAACGAACAGTATCCATCCACTGTTCTGATGTTTGACCAGATACTACTGGTATATCATACTGTATTGGACTAACATCATTTCCGTATGATGTAATTACAACTCGTATAACACTGCTGCCAACCGTTGTACCAGATCCAGTTAATGTCTCAACCTGCCTTGTTCCCATGTAGTATGGATACGGTTGAGTTAATTTCAACGTGCATCCAGATTGATTTGCCAACCTGATCGGCATCGATTGAATGAAGTATGAAACCCATCGTTGGTATTCTTGTTGATTAAAATCAATCAACTGAAACCTCGATGAGAACGAGCAGGATGCCATCGTTCCAGGTCGGAAGAACTGCCTTCCATACGTCCCTCCAATATACGAGACGTTCTGGAAGTTGTAGTTGCTGCTCATGCTGAGATTCGATGTCTCAGCACCTTGACCTTGGTCCCATCCGGCCAGGTCAATTATCTTATCTCCTATGAATGCGGCTGCATACATTACTTAAGATTATACTACTGGAGTAACCGTGAACAATGCGTTTGGCACACCTGATGCGAATGTGCGCTTCGCTGCAAGGGTGAGCTTGCCAAGGCGATTCTCCGTTGGGGAGAACATCCGGTCGATGCTGATCACTTGCACTGCCGATGCGTCGAAGTTCAGACCTCCAACAACCGTTGTCGAGATGTCGAGAGTAGCAGATGGGAGTTCTTCTCCAGCATCCATTGCGTCGAAGTAGGTATCGAAGAAGCCAGTTGCCACCCCAATCGGAGTGCAGCTTACTGTTGCGCCGATATTGCCAAGTGCCATTGAAACTGTTCCGATTCCGTCAACAACGATTGGTGTCAATGCCAGGTCGAAGGAGATCTCAAATCCATCGGACGAACTAAAGGAGCTTGCACCAAGAGTTGCTGTGTAAGGAGCAGCAATGATCAAGGATGGATCAAGCAATGTTCCGATTGCCGCACCAGCACTAGCAGTGTAATACGAGATAAGAGCATTTGGGTTAGCCGAGTTTTTGACCAATCCAGTGAACTGAACCGATCCAAGCTGGGTGTTGTTTGCTGTACAACGAAGCGACGGCAGTTTCGTGATCGCTGCGTTGTGGATCGTGTATGTTTGATCGAGGGCAACGATCACAAGTGGCTTGTCGGTTGCTCCGTAGATTGAAGCTCCGATTGCCGTGCCTGCAAATGGAAAGAGAATTGCAAGTGATTCGATCTCCCCAACCGGCTCAAACTCGACAACAATTTGCATGTCGGTCTTTGCCTTGCCAACCATTCCGTAAGCATCGACTTCTTTGTCGAAGGTGGACTGGTTCATGGTCAGTGTGACTCCACCCTTGGAGTAGAAGGTTGCGCCGTCGTAAGTAATCTTACAAGGTCCGCGAACAATAGTTGTGCGATCAAAAGTTGGCATGATAATTATCTAGTTGGGGATGTGTTGCTTAGGCCGATTGGAATCGAGAACGATACTGCCTGTTGCAGCATCGAGTCATTCGATTGTTGTGAAACTGAGTTGAAGAGCATAACGCCACCGGAAAGAGGTTGATCATCAGTATCCATTGGCTGGGTGTGATGAATGATGCGACATACTGCCTCGGCAATCTCTGTTGCGCTAGGAACTTTTCCAGGTTTAGACCTCCAAACTGATGGTATTTCAGAAACGGTCACTCTGAACTTCGCATCGGAGAGATATGGGCCGGGAGTGTTTTGGCTATCTGTCTCGGCAGATTCAAAATTAACCAGGACGAATGCACCGGCAGTCTGCATCGCATTGAGGATTGATTTCTCAATGTCTTTGTGGTCCTCTACAAGGACAGGAATCCTTGGGGATGTGCGGAAATAATCGTGAGTTGCAAGCGTCTCAGCAATGCTCTCTACAATTTGGCGGATGATGGTCATGGTGCGCTAGAGAAGTCCATGAGTGCTGCTCCACCATACCGGAATGGTGACGAGCTTGAATAGGCAAATGCGGAGGAGCCAGAGTCATCTGAGTCGGCATCGTTCTTGGAAAGGTCGTCCAAATAGTTCTCAGCCGATTCGACCGAGATCTTGCGATCTTCGCCATTGAACTCAGCGAGAGATGGGAATGCTTCCGAGAGGAGGCGACGAGCAAGCGAATAGGCATGCCTGTGCGCCCCAGGAGGGACGTAGAGTCCAGTGTTGGTAACTTGGACCATGCCACGCTTCCTGCGCCCTGCATTGACCCGTGAGACGATCTCTTGGGCGATCTGCCCAAGAATGTCATTCAACTTGGTTTCTGGCGTTGGGGATTCTGCAAGAAGTGCCTCAAACTCGTCAGATGCGAGCCGATCCTTGATGCCATCGATTGTGAGAAGTGTCCAAGCCATATAGAAAGATGCCTCCGATCAGGGGAAAAGTATAAACCCTGACCGGAGGCGATTGCGTGTTCTTAGAACAACAGTTTTGCCACCATGCTACCAGAAACAGTGCCGGTCGAACCAGCCGAGGTTTGTTCGATGCGAACATAACGACGAGTGGCTGGATCAAGGCGCATGCGGACGGTCTTAGCTGGAAGACCTCCAGATGCATATACTTGGGTGGTTACGACCGTTGGGTCGAGAACTGCCCAAGAACTTCCATCTGCGGAGTCCTTCAGCGTGTAGGTGTAGGTTCCAGCGGTAACGCTTGCAGCAAGAGGGCAGGACAGTTCAAAAACCATCTTTTCCACATCACCACCAATGACCTGTTCAAGGTCAAAGGTTGCGGTATTTGCTCCTGCGGAAGCGATTGCGACGGTGCTGGTGAAAGCAGCGTCTTGAATATTGCGATTGAATTCGTATGCCATATAGGTGTTCTATTTAGAATTAGACGATTGCTTCGTTGTCAGCGATAGAGTCGGTGACGATGATAGGGATTCCGAAAGACTCGGTTGGAAGACCATTGAGAAGACCACTGAAGGCTTCTTGCTTGGTATTTGCGGTGATCGAACGGCTGATTGCAAGTTGATAGGCCGAACGACGGCTCATCAGGAAGTGCGTTGGCTTGACGGCAACTGGGAATTGGCGCAGGAGGTCGAGCAGCTTGGCGTCGGTGCAACCCTTGCCGGAATCTTCGGTCAGGTTCTTGATGCGACCCACGGCAAACTTATTGGCGCACTGAAGACCAACCCATGCGGTGAGATCAGCGATGTAAGCAGCGAACCGCTTGCCGGTGCTATCGGCAGCATCGCCTTCGCGGAATGCGCTTAGGTCGATGGTCGTGTTTTGACCGTAGACGTATTGCACACCTTGCGAGCCAGCGGCGATAGCATACACCGAGGAGCCGGTGGTTGCAGTACTGCCGAGGGCGTTGACGACAACGCTACCAAGAGTGCCGACGAGTGCTTGAAGACCAGGGAAACCCTTGCCGTCTTGAGCCGTTCCGTAGATGGTTTGCTGACCCACTTTGTAGAGGGCCTCAGCCATCACGCCGCGAGCTTCAAGAGCTTGATAGGCAACAGCACCGTCGATGTAGGCATTGGCGGCAGCTTTGTCGCACTCAACGCGAGCGGAAAGAAGGAATGCTTCGATCGTGCGCTCGGTGAAGCTCGACTTGGTGGCGTCCGTTCCTTCGTTCAATGCGCGGAAAGCGACAGTTGGACGACCGGTGCGGGCGGAGATTTTATACGAGGTGCCAGGAATCGTGCGAGCAGGGATGATCGTGGTTTCTGGTGCAACGGTGGCGACTTCTTCGATCAAGCCAACTGCCATGTCGGCAGAGTTGAGCTTTGCGAGATCCAATAGGGTGAGGTTATTAGCCATGTGAGTTATGTATTAGGATTGGGATTGTGCGCGGATGGCGGCTTCAACGCGAGCCATACCGGAGAGTTGTGGTGCATCCTCAGTGCGACCTGCGAGGATCGTGTTACCAGTGAGGGCTTCTTTGCCAGGAAGCGATGCGAGAACTTTGATTGCCTTTTCGTCAGCAAGGATCGAGTTGAGCCAGAATGACTTGGCATCTTCGTCTTGAGGAGCAATGCGACCGGCTTGGATGGCTTCTTCGATAGCGTGTTCAGCGGAAGCGGATGCTTTCGAGGAGAGCTGCTTCTTCAGAGCGGCATTCTCTTCTTCAAGAGCCGTGAACTTCTCCTTCATCGAGGAGTAGTCATTGGCAGCTTCGACAGAAGCAGCTTCGACGGTTTCTGCATTGAGAGCAGACTCGCGAAGATTTGCGAGAGCTGCTTTGGCGGTTTCAAGGGCGGTTTCTGGCGATTCGCTCGCTTCGACAAGCCCCAGTTCTACTAGGTGGTTGATATCCATAATTTGTTCTGTGTGTGATGCGGCGATGCGCGGGATTTCCTCAAACGCTGGATCATTGACCAAAGAGCCAATCTCGCCGCGAGGCGGAAGACCCGATGGAACACCATTGTCTGAGAGTAAGAAAGTGGGTGAGAAGTAGGAGTAGTCTTTGCCTTCGATTGCCTTGCGTCCAGCTTCCGTCCATTCGACATCGAGGACAAGACCTACCCCAGACTCGTAGCGGAATTCTTTAGGAATGAATGAAGCTGGGCCTTGCTTGTGGTCGAATCCGGCGAATGGACGGACATTGGATTCAAATCTCTTACCAAGGTCTTCAGCAAACGACGCAGCGATTCGTTCATCTATTTGAACGTCAACTCTTTTTGGTTTGCCTCCGACAGTAGCAGAGATTGAGTGGTAACCTTCTGGGAGATACACGATTGTCCCATCGGACATTGAAATGTCAGACTGGAATGCTGCTTGTGTGATCGATCCGCTCATCGGTTCTTGATTACCACAAAACCTGGATAAGTCCAAATGGAACTTATTGAAGCGTGGAAAGGATGTGATCAACTGCTGAATCGATGAAGGCATCTGCATATGTTTGTTCTGGTGGAAGTGCTGTGGGCCAAGGTTTTTGATTTACTGATTTCTTGAGAGCATAGATCGGAGTGATTGTCCCGTCATCTTCCGTCCTGGCCAAGACTCCCTTGGCTGCGAACAATGGAGCAATGCTGCTGGCGTAGTCCCTGGCCCTGACTCCATGTGCCGTTGGATGCACCGGGATTGTCAAATACTTCTTTCGCTTTGCTGTGATAACTCCACCGGTAACCTTATGAGCAAAGCCGGTCGAGCTATTCGACAATGTGGCGGTCTGGCTTGTGACGTTCCCTACCGTCCAGCCCGATTCAACTAGCTTCCACCAATCGGTAAGTTTGCGTCCTGGTCCATGAGTTGGCAGTAAGTTATTCAACCAGTTGCTTCTGCCGGTTTGAGTGTAGTATCCCTTAATAGCTATCAACGCTGACTCAGCACCAATCTTCAGTGCGTTCTTTCGAGTCTCTGGAGACATCGATTGAATGATGTCAGTCTTCAAAGCATCAAGACCAGAGACATTGATCTTAATGCCAATAATAGACGCACCGAATCTAGAGCTAGTCCACATGCTATTGATCTAGACCGGCAATGACTGCGTTGCTCATCTCTTCCTCAAGAGCGTCTGTCAACGCCTGTGTGTCGAGTTGACCAAACATCTGAGGTATCTTCTCTACAACGGACTCAACCTCTTTGTAGAAAGCACCAACAGTCATCCGCTCGCTCTTGTCGAGCATGTCGGCAATTAACAGGTCGATTGGATTCAACCATGTGGTTGCAACATCAATAATTTCTTCGTCAGTCATTGCGTTGTGCGTTTAAGATTTTCTTCGCCCATGCGTATCCTTCGTCGCCTCCCCAGCCGTTCCATGCTTGCCATCCTTTTCCTTTCTCGTCCCAAGTCGATCCTTGTTTGTCAACTTCATGGCGAGCGAAAAACGATATCATCCGCTTGACGGTGTCTTGAGATAATTCTACCCGATTAGAGATGTCGCGAGCGCGTGCAATGCCAACGCTGGTCATGCCTCGCTCGCTCATCGGCTTGATCCTGCGGATCTCAAGTGCCTTTTGAGCGTTTTCTGCCATTGCGTCAGTTGGCTGATAACCAGCACTAACACTTTCATTCTCGATGTCAGGATCAACCTCGGGAGCTTCAGTTGGACTCGATGGAGGTGCTAGATCCGTTGTTGGGATATCACCGGAGAACATTGGTTCGCCTGGGATCGGTTCTGGGATTCCAAGTTCCTCGTAGACATACTTCACTGACATCGGAACTCCGATGTCCTTATAGATCTTCATGCGTTCAGCAGTTGCCTTCATGTCCTTTGCATGAGGAATCTCCAAACAGCAATAGGGCATGTCCTCGGAAGCTACCTCACCAAAGTTCATCCTGACGATTGCCGGAATAAGCTGGCTGTTGATGATGGATGACACCCACTCAGACACTGTCATAAGGACATCTGTGCGAATCCCTGCGTGAACCTCGCCCAATGCCCTGGAACCTGTGTTTGTGTTGTCGGTGGTTAATGTCTGACCAAGGAGAAGGATATCGCAAGCCCTGTCAGCAACATCCATCAAGTGGGACTGCGGAAGGGTGTCTGCTGCTGCGCTGGATGCCGAATGGATCTCATACTCGACGCCTGGGCCGAATGCAGCCCAGCCGGAAGATCCGATAGACTCAAGCATCTCCTGCGCTTTGTTCAGAGCATCCTCGGTCCCATCAGTTTTGGCAGTCCGAGTTGGGATGCCGAATAACTGTGCATACTGCATCAGCCAGCCAAGTCCATAGACTGCTCCTAACCAATGTTTGGTCAACGTCCGTAAATTAGCAGCGTGGATCGGGTGCATACCACCTTGACTCCACACTCCGATAAGGAATCGATCTGCTGGGAAGTCTTTAAGAATTGAGTTATTGGCTCCTTCTGGTGCAATCATCAGCCGATCAATCTCCATATTGATCGATGGATAGGCAAGATACTTTGCCGGGACCGGAGCGTAGCACCGTGGAGAGACAACACCATTCTCGATCTTCCAGATGATCTCAAGAACCGAGATGCCCTTTGCATACGCATCGATCAGTGCCTTTACCATGCCTGAGTTATCAAGCTCCCAGTATCCTGGGCGCGGGGCGTATGACTCCATCGCACGTTCGACAGTCTCATAGATCAAGACTGCTTGTGGGCTGGCTTGGTCCATGCCTTCGCGGATGCCCGGTTTGATCTCGATCTCAAGGCGAGCCACAGCACCCGAGATCTCATTGAGTGCTTTGCGAAGGCGCGGCCAAGTATCAAGCATCAGCCTGAATAGTCGATCCTGATCTTCCAGCTTGCCGGTGCGAACATTCCGTAGGATGGCGCGGACTTGTTCTGGCGTTACATTCGCCAGATCGAAATCATTCGTCCTGTAATTAGTTGGAATGGGCCACACCACACCCTTTTGTTCATCTTTGGTCATCGGAATTGCTTTATATTGATTGATTTGAATTGTCACGCAGTAAGTTTAGAACCTATTGAACCCACCAACGATCGGTGCTGAGAATGGAGTTAGCTTGGTTCTAGTTATGGCTTGGCCGGTGATCGCACCGTTCATCTCAGGACCACACACGATGCACCCAAGAAGCGCGTCGGCTCGGTCAGGAGACTTCAGACCCATGATTCTCATCGTCTCTTTCGCCTGCACTCGCAGCTTGCCGTTCTCACTCCACTCAGTCTTGCGAGTTGTAAGCTGCTTGAATGTGATTGGATCGAGTTCTCCCAAGTTGACTCGTCCTCGCTCGATCTCTCGACATCCAACGTGCCATACCTCACCGATTAAGTTCGCATACTCATGCGGCTCCCGGCTTCTCGATCCGCCGTGGAACCTGTTGATGCGCCACCCTTGCTCTGCCATCGCGTCGATCATCACAGATCCAAGACCATCGGCATCACCCCAGATCATCGAGGGCTTTAGCTTCTCTGACTCAAACATCCTCATGAATTGTCTCACACCCTGCATCGTGTCTTTCTCTGTCCATGTCCTGATGATCCTCGCTGAGTTCCCTCGCCGGATCGCCAACACGTTCTCATCTCGACCAGCAGCAAAGTCGCAGAACGCCACAATGTTGCCATCAACCGGATCAGGTTGCTCCTCGATCGCTTTGAGCAGTCGCTCGCTGGATATCAGCAGCCGGTCAATGTCCTCGGCAAACTCAGCCAAGTGCATCGATCTGTAGATCGGGTGGCTCTCACCGTAGATCAAAAGATCTCGATCACGTTTCTCCTGCGGAATGTGGGCGCATTGGTCAGATCGAACCTTGATGCGCTTCCAGTGGGCGGATTCCTCAAACTGCGAGCGATAGAACCAACCGACAGGTGCGCCGGGGCTGGAGGTCGCCAAAATCCTAGAACAGGTGCATCGGTCTACAGCTGTCTTAATTCCGTCTGGAATCGTCTTGGCTTCGTCTAGAACATACAACACCGGAGAATCCGCGGTAGCATGGTATCCTTCTGCTCGTCCTGGGTTGTCAGTCGAAAACCCGCTAGCCCATCCTCCCTGCGGAGTCTTGATCTCAGCTTGGTTCCAGATCCATCCATCGAACATCTTGTTGCCTCGATACAACTCCATTGCAGGCCAGAGCTGCAATAACACCTGCCTCCACGATCCAGAGGTGATGACAACCCGTCCTTTCGGGTAATTAGCCAAGAACCACAAGATCGTAGGTGCAATGATGGCAGCAGTCTTCCCCGACCCGTTCGCCGCTACCAATGAGGTGCGGTGAGAGTCGTTGATGTGCCGGAACGCTTGCATCTGCCAGTCGTATGGCTTTAAGCCAAGAACCCCAAATGCGAACGGACCTAGTTCAATAGTCGGCTTCGGTAGTTGCATCCCATCTCTTCTTGAAGTCTTCCAAGTGCTTGTTCTCGATCTGGATGTTCTCGATCGATGACGTATTCACGTTGACCATGATGTCAGCGTTCTTGCCAGCCTCAGACCACCTAGCTCGGCACTTCATCCAGAAAATACATGCCGGTAACGCAGTGCGCTTGTCGTCACCCATCGCGATATCAAACAACCGTTGGGCAACAGCAGTGGTTGCCTTGGTCTGACCCAACAAAAACTCCTCCTTGTAGTGCCGCTCGATCGTATTGTCATCAATACCAATCTGTGCCGCCATCATCCTCAATGGAATCCCCAAACCGGCAAGGTTCTCCACAAGCAGACTATTCCGCTCAGTCTTAACGTGACGGACGAACTTGCCGTCCGCATGACGCTGAACCTTCTTCCCGTCGATCTCGACTGGCTCAACCTCAATAACGTGAGGATCTGCATCTTCCCTTTTTCTTCTGCTCATAGGTTATCTTCCAATCTTGTTGCGCAAAAAGTCAAGCGATACCGATCCGTCAGGTCTAAGCACCTGTGGGCCAAACCTGTCAACCAACCGTTGCCTGGCCTGCAAGGCGATGTCGTCTGGCACATCCTTCATCTCTGCTTTCACGCCACTCATAATCGCTTGCGCTGGCTTAACCCCGAACATAGTCACATTCGGTGGCGAAATCCTCTGTCCGTCAACAATCACACCCAAACGGATTGCTTCCTTCCTCGAGATGAACTCCTGAACCATATACGAGTTGAACCCATACGGACCCCAAGGAACCGAAAACCCACCAATGTCTGGCGCATTCTGGAACAACCAATACGCAAAGTCATCCAACCGACGGATTTCTCCCTCAGCAGCAACATGCCGTGGTCGCTTCACGATCGCTCCCGGCCTACGGACAAACCGGGCAACAGGAAACTCGTTGATCAACAATGGATCATTCACAATCCTCTGCCAATTCGCAAACGTCTGCGCTTGCTCGATGTTCGTGTTGAATATCAACTTCAACCTGGATGCACCGGCAATGTTCCTCATGGAGTCATTCTGAAAGTCATCTGGCGTAGCAAGTCCCTCGTTTACCAAGAACTCCCTGCTCTTTAACCGGAAATCTGCCAAGTTGCCGGTCTTATACGCAACAGACTGCGCCCCAGTAGGGCTGGTGACCTGCTCGACAGCACCTGACTGCCAATCCAATAACATCGACCGAAACCGAGTCAATACACCGGCATTCGCCACAGTAGCCGAAAAGAACGCCCGCTGCTTGATCGCAGGCGCAACTGCCTGCCAATCACGCGATGACATCTCAGATGGCAATACCTTCTTGTCAGCAAGTGCTTTGATTGCGTCAATGAATCGTTGGATCATAGCGTAGAACGGGAACGTAGGTAATCATGCAATAAATCAGCTTCTTCACCAAAATGACCTGCCATCGTCAACCATGAGTAAATCGACCGGGGCGTCTTCTCAAACGCCAACGCAATGTCGTCTGGATGCACTCCGTCATCAACAAGGATCCTGGCAATCACACTTCGGATCATCTGGATTCGCTTGTTCGCCTTAACCTTCCCCCGATGCAACGTAGATGCCGGAATCCCTGTGACTTCTGATGCCTGAGTCAGGACGGATGCAATGTGAATATGAAGCACTTCACCGAAAATGCACATTTCTCAAGGAACATCAACAATGACGCGCTTTCTAACAGAAGTCCCTCTGCGTTGAAATTATTTACAGGAGGGGGGGGGTAAGAAGTCGGCATTTACATTGTAAAACAAGCCTCTATTGCATACGGAATGCAATAGTCCAGGCACTGTTCGCTTGAACAGCGGTGGCCATTGGCACCCACCTGGTCGGCAGGATGACACCGGGACGACACCGGGACGACACCGGGACGACACCGGGACGACACCGGGACGACAC